CCGCATTGCGCTGTGCCCGTCGCTTGATCTGCTCGGGCTTGCCGTGGTACTCCCTGTATTCGGCCTCGTAGTCCCTGGCTTTCTCTTTCGCCAGAATGGCCTTCAGAATCGGTATGCGCATGATCATAGTGGTCTACTTCCATGGGGGTACTCGGGTGGCTCCGGTGAAGGTGAGCTTCACGTTCTGGGGCATCTGACCCAAGGCCTGAAATGCGTATGCTAAGGCATCACATTGGTCGTCGTGGGCACCTACAGGGAAGCTCAATAACTCGGATTCGAATTCTGGGGGTAGGCTACGGTTATGATAGATCTGACCTAGCTCGTACCGGGCCTCCAGGGGAGCAAATCTTGATACCTTATCCGATATGGGTTTTACTCCCCGGACGTTTAAAGACGTTTGGGCCGAAAGCTGCTGGATCAGGGCTTTTTGGTAATTGACTTCTTCAATGGCCACGATAGACGGCTTCCATTTGGCCGCCATCTGACTGATAAAAGTAATCTGCTCAGAGAATGATCCGCGGATTCGTTGGACGTCTAGCACGTGCAGTATTCCTTCTCGATCTCTGCCCATAACCGCGCCAGCCGTATAATCGGCTGTCTCTTTTTCAGATATCGCAAGATCTACACCTAGTGATATGTTAAGCTGTGGTTGTGGTGGTGTGCGGTCCTCGTACTTTAGCCAGGCCCGCTGGATCCTTGTGGCCCCCGCGCCAATAAACTGACATTCATATTCTTGTGCGACCCAAGCATTACCGCGCTCTAAGCGTTCTTCCTCGATGAAGGCAGGATCGATCCGGGGGCACTGTTGCCACGGAACTTCGATCTTCTCCCAGCCTTTGCTTTTGGCCCACGTATCGAAGAAAAACCCTTGCTCCCCGCGGGGAGTGGACATGAGCACGAGTCTGCCCCTGGAGACTGCCAGCATGGGCCTGACCGCGCCATAAAGCTCGTCCGGTATTGCTGCCGCCTCATCCAAGATGAGGAGGGTTACAGCGGATATACCCCTAATCGTCTTCTCTGAACCGGGGAGGGCCAGGACCCTCGAGCCATTGGCGAACCTTACTGAGAGCTTAGTATCGCTGTCCAGCTTGACATTCTTGTCTACCATGTCGAGGAACTCAGCGAATTTCAGCATGAGTTCCTGTGACTGTCGGAGAGACGGCGAGTCTAGGACTATTGTGCTCCGTGGCTTATGGATGGCTTCCCACAGCGCCAGGATTGCGGCGGTGGAGCTTTTGCCAGACTGTCTTGAGCAGTTTAGGCATAGACGAGGGTGAGTGGATCGGAGGAAGTTTGCTTGCCACGGATCAGGTGTGGTGTTCAGATAATAACGAGCGAAGACGACAGGATCTTTGGCGGCTTCCAAACGAAGGACGTCCTCAGCCGCTTTGATCGCTTCTAGTTTCGTTGAGAATTGTGAGGAGTTCTTTGAGTCTTGCATCTGCCTCAGCTTCCGAAAGGGACTCGATTGATCCCGCCATCCTAGACGTTGGATCATCCCCTGCCAGTTCAAGCTCTGCTTTCAGGGCTTTGGCTGCCATGTCAGTAGCCTGATGATGCCAGTTGATGACCTGACCAGGAGAGGCTTTGCGTTTGACCGGCTGGCCATTCTCGTTCACGGAACCGTATTCGTCGCCCACCTGCCAGTCCAAATGCTGCCAGGCCCTCATCTTGATCTTGTCTATTAGGTCCAGGCTCTTTATGATCTCGATTTTGGCGGATTCTCGGCGGCTGTCGTGGTTGGCAGCACGTTCCTCCTTGGATTCGGCTACCAGGTCTTTCAGGTCCCAGACGGCTATCTTGTAGCGGCTGATTGTCTTGGCCTTCTCGGGGATGCCCAGTCGCTTGGCGATCGATGCCGGACTCTCCTTGCGTCCGAACCCTTCCTCTACTTGGTCAATGTACTCTGCTATCGATTCAAACGCCATTGGACATCACTTTGGACAATTGGACAAATTTGGACAAAAAGCCACTTAGGAGACTCGAACTCCTGAACAATCGGTTACAGGCCGATGGCAATGGCCGCTATGCGAAAGTGGCTGGTCGGTGGCCAGGGAAAGGAGGGAGAGGAACCCTGACCACCGTCAGGGAACTAGGAAGCCTTTCTTGGGTTTGGCGTGGCGACGCATGCGCTCTTCGCGGATGAATTGCTCCAGAACATCCAGGTCGTAGTTGCTCCAGTCTTTCAGGATATCTGCCCACCAAATATCGCTTCGGCGCATGGTAAGTTCCCTTCAGAGCAATAACAAGGAGCCCTCTTCGGCCATCGAAGGCCCGAGGGTCAGCGTAGTCCTTTTTCCGTACCGCCAATTTGTACGGCTTGCACAAATGGATGATTAGGAATGTGGCGGGCCACACGGGAGATATCAGAAGCTAAGAAGAGTATGTGGTCCGCCGGATTATGCGATTCTCCGTTTCCCGATCACCTTATTAACATCGGAAATGTTAATTCCAAGTCGATTGGCTATTTCAGACCGGCTCATTCCACCACGGAATGGGCCTCTGCCATACATTTTTTTGATAATATCCATTGGAACGTTGTCTGCACCTTTCCAGAAGGTCGCAGACCGACGAGTATCAGAATTCATAGTCGATGCCCCTTACTCAGGCCCGGTCATCGATGGCTAATCGCACACCCCCGCTTTTAACGGGCGGTCTGGATTAATCCAGCCGTCATACCCGCGACATCTTTCGCAGGAAATGTTTGGTGTACCGTTGAGTTTCCTTTGGCTTTTTGCCAAAAGGCTTTCCATCATTCCAGATCCGACAATCGCAGAATGCAAACCCCCTTTCATCGGGCTTGACGATCTGATGACATTCGGGGCAAGTGATATGACCGGTGGCCAATTCCACAACCTTGCCATAATCTTTTCCTGGGATGATCAGACATGCTAAACATTTATATTCGTTCCAGGCCTGATTTACCCCCCGAAAACCGCGGGAGATACGATGAATTGATCCGTCGGTCGATAGGAGGGATTTCATCACATATGGTGTGTGTCGATAATATTATATATATGAAATAGCACCAAATCGGTGCTAAAGTCTCAATCTAACCACCCTCCTCCACCCTACCCTTCGTTTGGAGGAATGTTTCCCTTTCTCGTCTATTGGCATTTTCTCTACCAGACCCAATTCAGACATTTCTACCAGGTCGCGCCTTAACCTGCCCTCCGGGCGGTCAAGTTTCTCCGCCAGAACCGGTATAGATATAGCATGATCCGGCATTGAATTCAGTATCCGCTTCATCATAGCCGTGCTAGTCAAATCGACCACTCCCACCCTCGCCCGTCTGCGCTTTTTCGCCTGTTTACGCCCTTATATTTGAAGACCCTCGACAGCAGCACCAAGACCCTGCTGTGCCTGAAGCCCAGGCCGGTTGCAACGTCCCCGGTTCTGTGCCATCCGGGGTGCGCTTCCAGCCACTCAACCACATGCCACTGGCCCAGCTAGACCGCCTCCCTCATTATCGGTGAGAGCTGCTTTTTCTCCTCCTGTAGCTCTTGCTCTTTTGAGACCAGGATGTTTATGGCCGTCCGGATGCCCCGGATCTGGTCCTCGATCAGATCCAGCTTCTTGCCGTTCTTGTAGCGGGTGGAGAGCTGGTTGCGACGGGCCAGCTCCTCCGGTGGTAACGTTTTGTGGATGCTCATAATTTCGCCCCCTGACTGAGCAGCCTGACCCGGATGGACTTTGGTTTGTAGTAAAGCCTCTCAGCGAAGAGGATATCAGAGATCTCTTCGGGTGTCTTTCCGGTCTGGTGCAGATCCCACATACGAAGGTCAAGCTCCTTCCGGGATATCGCGACTGGTTTATGGCGATCGTCTATTGCTTCAGCCTCTTGTGACTCTTCTTCTGCCGCTGGCCCATCGTCCTTTTCGGGCTCTGGTTTGGCCTCCTTTCTTTTCATCTTGGCCAGATAAGCAGCCCGTGCACGTATTTTGGTCCACGGCACATGCTTGCCTTTCTTTTCGAGCTCTGCGGCAATATCCAGCACGCCCATGCCCTCACCCAGCATCCGGTCCACTTCGGCCAATGTCTCGGGATCGAGTGGTTTGGGTTTCTCAACTGTCCGGGATTCCCGGATAGTTGCCACTTCATCTGGTTTCTTTTCCTGTTCTGGTGGCTTTTCGGGATTGATCGGTTCTGCCTCCTGGAGAGGTTCGGTCTCAGTTTTTGGGGGATGATCTATGTGGATGGATTCGGAGGCTAATATCCCCCCCACGAATGGCTCGATGTGACCTATTTGATCGAGATTATTGAGACGGTACATCCCATGCTGTGGCATCTGCTTTTCTCTCAGAACACCGGCTGTGGGCGAATCAGATGGCTCAACTATTAGGGAATTCCTAATAGTTGCATTGGCATACCTATGCCGCACCGCGTCTATCGTGGTGCCGCAGATTTCTGCTATCGTCCTCCAGGTTCGCACCTTCCCGTCCGGGCCTGGGGTGTCCCTCAGCTCGATCACACGGGCTGTGAGGGCTGCGCTCTCGTCTGGTGCGTATATGCCATGCTCCGTGCTGGCTAGGTCGATGATGGAGTTGATATGCTGCCTGATGTGGGGCACGGCTTCGAGCTTCTCCAGGGGGATAGAACCGGATGGGGGAAAGATCAAGCGGAAGATTTGGGTTTCTATGGGGATCATCTTGTGCCCCCCAGTTCCATGCTGTGGTCATGTGGATCTTCTGTGGCTGCTCGCCGTTCTTCGATCAGGCCTTCCAGCAGCAGAGCGTAATTAATTACGTCTGTAATCTTCTCGCTGAGCAGTGCACTTTTTGGTATCTTTCCCCGGTGCTCGATGTCCTCGATAATGTCCCGGATGGACACGATGTGTTTAGCCCACATACCGAGCAGTGCGGTTTCGGGCTCTATGTCTTGCAGTGCTGCCGCCACCTTGAAGTTGTGGAGCCGGTCAGATGTTGCATATTCGCTTGCCTTTGCATTCAGTACTTGGTGGCAGTAGCCCAGGCGGGCCACCACCAGATTATCGAACTCAGCTGCGTTCATGATCTTGGCACCTCGATATTGACTAATTCGCCTACATGCGATCGATAGTACTCCTCTTTCTCCGGAGGCCATGCAGCCCTTATTGTGGTCCACATGGCATCAGGAAGCCTGCCCGCGTGGCATTGAAATATCTCTCCGCATCGATCAGAGAGAGTCTGCTTACGTCTATCTCGACGTAAATGATAGAGGGGCGGTAGGTGGGGGGAGTCATGCCTTCCCCCCCTCAGGCTTCATGAACCACGGGATACGGCGGTTCCCGTATGGCATGAGCGGCATAGCCCGTTGTTCCTCTTCGGTTTTGCGTGCCCGATAGCCGGGCCCTTTTGCGCCTTTCTTTTGGGAAATTTATATCACATCCAGAGGGAGGGCGGCTTGCCTTTCCAGCTTCTCGAAGGTTGGCATGTCTTCCTTGTGCATGGATACCAACCTGCTATAGATACGAGCCCCGACTGGCAAGCCTGGTATGCGCAACGCCCACATTCCACGCAACACCTTTTCAGCATCAAGCAAGCTCATAGACGATACGTCAATTACTATTTCTATCCGATGTGGCTCAAAGTCGTTTGTCATAGTAAATCACCTGTCCAGCCCCACCGTGTTCGGATTTACTTGATGCGCGCCGCACCTGCTATTGTGCAGCAATTTGATTTCTTCTTCCAGCTTCTCGATGCGTCTGGGACTGATTTTAGACATGAGAATTGCAAGACCTGTCAGATCTTTCTCCAGCTTCTCGATACGACTGGTGAGGTCGTCTAGCCTTTTTAGCACGTCTTCTGGATCGAAGCCGGGGCCGTTGGGGGCTGTGAGAGCCTTGGGATCCCACCCGAGACATCCTGAGGGGCTGTGAT